ACATCAAAGTCAGGATCTTCATCACCTTCTGCCATAAACCCATAATATATTTCCCATTGCCCTTTAGGAAATACCCATGTTGCTGGACTATCCGATAACACATGATAATTCGTTCCGCTTATAAGTGTTGCATTTGTTGCTATTACAGCGTCTACACGCTTATATCCACTTGTTTCACCACCATCAACAATATACGCTTTATATACTTCATCAAATGTAATATTGTCTCCTTGTCTTAACGTTGCATTAACATTTATGTATTCTAATGTTACATCAGCGACAAATGATGAAGGTCCACCAGAATTATTATGTGTAATAAATGGTGCTTGTGTTTTATCTATCACACTTCTTGAACGTGCAAGGCTTCTTAATATGTAATAGTCAAGTTTAGATGTGTATTCAATAGCATTTACGTTGTGTTTGTAATAACCATATGCACCGTTGCTTTCAACCCTATCACTATATACTAAATATTCTAATTCTTTTGAATCTATTTGATTTCTATCTACATAATTATCAATTTCAGTGATAGTAACATTTACCATAGAAAACATCTTGTAAGGTTCTTTATTTTGATATGCAAATGGAATAATCATGCTTGCTTCATCAAGTGCTTCTTCCCATTTCTCTGATGTTGAGAACCCTATTTGAACATCTACTCTTTGATTATCAATAGTGAAATCATATACAAATGGCATGATTCATCACCTCTTTTCTTTTAATGTTTTCTATACAAATTGGTTCTTCTCGTTTTCTACATTTCTTAAATATATTTCTCTGCCATAATCAAGCATGTTGTTTTGACGTCTAATTTGTGGTCTTGTGTATAAGAGGTTTTGAACATATCCACTAAATATATTTGTTCCAAGACTTCTTGCTGTTTTGTATCTTGCTTTGAAATTACTAAGTAACATATCTTCTCCAGAATGTGCTTGTTTGATTTTTGTGTATATATCAATCCCTTTATCTGCCACTTTTGATAGGATTTTTAATTCTCTTAAAACTGGAACTGACATTATAACACTTCTTGGAACATCACCTGTTGAACCGAATGTTGCAGCACCTATCCCTAAATTAGTCGCTTTTTTTATTGCTTTGTTTATCGTTATACTATCTTTAGCACTTAATGTTGATTTGGCTCTACTCATGTTACTTGATACGCCTGGCTTACCGCCACCAGCCATCCTTACATTGATATCAATTCCAGCCATGATATATCACCTCTCTATCACTCTCTTGCCCATAAAGGAACAAATGCTAAACTATATATAATCTTTTCACCTTGTGATAATTCACTCACTGGTGCTTTTGCTTCTAATATGCACAACTCATCAATTATGCTCAATTCACTATCAACTTCATACTCTTTAGTTGTTGGGTTAAATTTACTAAACTCACTTTTTAACTTCCATACTTCAGTTGATGTTTCCGGTGTTGGCTTTCTACTATCTTTAAATATCTTATACAATATAGGGTTATTAAAGTCTATTTGAACACCCATTCCATATGTAAATGCTGTTGTTCTTACTACACTTCTAACGTATTTAGACTTATCATAATTACCTGCTAATACAGTGTGGTCGTTGAGCATTTGAGCACCATCAGTGTCTATACCTACACCATAATTCCATGCAATAGGTGTAACTTCTACATATGCACCATCATTTACACTTGGCACTGATAAATAGATCCGTTCTTGATTTGCATACTCGCCAACGTTTGTAACTTCTATTGTTAAAGGCATTGACATGGATAAATATGTTTTCCCTGCAACCCTTACTAAACTTCCATAATTGAGTTCTCCACTCATGACAATAACTTTAAGTGTTTCTCCTACTCTTGCACCGTTTACATCTTCAATATTGATATACGATACATCAAGTGTGGTTTGAAACTGTATCAAACGTGCTCTTATTTGCTTTAATACTAATTCAATAAGTGTGAATACCGCAATATCTTCTACATATACTAAAAACTCAATTTGTGGTTCGTATGTTACTTCTTTAATTGCATTGTGTGCTAAGTAATTCGCATTCAATGATGATATATTCATTGGAACAAAACTTGTGTTATCTAACAAATACGTTTCATCATCTAACGTTTTCTTAACATCAAATCTACCATTTTGTTGAGTGAATCTTCTTGTAAACGTTCCATTAGGACTACCTTCATCCATGAAGTAATACCCTATTGAAAAATCTATCGGTGTTGCTTCAGTGTTTATCTTTGAAGCATTGTCATTAAACGTGTCTACAATAAACTTGTATATTGCATTTTCATCAATATGATATTTAATTGCCATATGTTATCAACTACCTTTCAATGAGCCTATACGTTCTCGGTATATCTCATGTAATTTACTTATACCTCTATTTTGACTTTTCATACCTGGTGCATTTTCAGTTCTTGGTTTTAAACCACTACTACTTCTCATTATGCCATATCGATCGATTTCTCTAATCTTAGATATTACACTTCTACTTTTAGCAGTAATTGCATTAGCGTTCATGTCCGCTTGCCTTAGTAATGCACGTTCTGCTGAAAATGGTTGATGTCTACTTGCTCTTAACTCTACAAATGGTTTAGGCATGACTGGAACATATAACAATTTTTGTTGTGTTTTAAGCCACCCTACAAGTTGTTCGGTAATAGCCATTGTCGTATCAACCTTAATAAAGTCTTTATACTTCTTAACTGGTCCTATACCTTCTTCAAGAAACATACCATAATTAGCCTTTAAGAAATCATAGGTAATCTTAATGTGTCTTGCCTTGTTTTGTGCTAAGTATATTGAACTTCTTAGATTACCAGTGTCATACGGTGCTATCATGACTGCTATATTCCAAAACCAATACCCTAAGTTCCTTGAAAAACCATGTATGATTAAGTCATTATAGGTTGCTTCATCTACAACTACATAAATCTGCATGTTGAGATTCCCTACCATTTACGATACACCACCTATGCAAATCAAAGTCTTTAACCCAATTTGTCTTAATCTTTCGTTATCCGGTGAGGTATCCATAGCATTGAATCTATTAGCATATGTTCCTGTGCTATCTTGTTGAACTACTTTTAATATAAACCAATCAATGCCTTTTGCCTTAACCTTACCACCAGCAAGGAACTTAACATGATTATCATCAGTCGCAATATGCCATACCAACACTGTGGTTTCTTGTCTATCAAAATATTCTTGAACTTCTTCATCAGTGCCTCGTTTAACATATGCATTGGTTTGCCCATCTTTACAATAAAAGTGTTCTTCCTCTTGTGTTGCCCAATAATCACCATCATTGTCATCATGCCAATTCTTAGGAACTAAGGCTTGTATTTGTGCAAATGTCATTGTGCTTAAGTCAAAATCTTTATCTTGCAATTCTAATTGATTCTTAGGTCTTTTATAAAAGGCTTCAAGGTTCTTTAGATAAAGAGATCCTGTTTGCCCAAAATCCGTTAAATCTCCACCAAATTTACCCATATTACCACGTTCCGTTCTGATTATATATTCTCTTATTCGCTACTGCTTTTCTAAGTGTTAATAAGTCCGTAAATAAGTATTTATCTTCATATTCAATGTAATCTACGTCATATGAACTACTATATGGCAAATCACTAATTGCTGTTGCATTATCCGCTTGTGTTTGTGTGATTAAACTTTCACTTACTAAATGTGCCTTTAACTCATCAAACGTATCATACTTAATCTTAGTGTTGATATCTACTGGTAAATATCTTGAAGCGAAGTATGAGTTCTTAATAATTTGTGTTGCAATATTTGATACCGCTTTATCAATACCAAACTCAATGAGTTTACCTTGATTAAGGTTAGCACCACTGTTATAAGCCATCATAAAACCACCATCTCTACGGTTATACCACGCTGTATCCCCATATAACTTTTGTAATTCTATTCTTGCTTTTTTGCTGTGTGCTAAATAATATCTCATATGTTCTACAAATTTAGGGTCTTTGTATGACAAAATAATCTCATTTACAACTCTTGATACCAAGTCTAAATAAGATTGTGCGTTTTCTACCGTTTTCCAATCAACTACTAAATTAACATAATAATTATTCTTTATGCCTTCTACTAATGGCACATATCGTTGTTCAACATAATCATATTGAAGCATACCATCATCTTGAGGTTTATCTAAAAAATCTAATGTTGGAATTCCCATATATCATTTACCACCTTTCTTAATATTTACCTCGTTGGCTTCTATGACCTTTAAACACCCATTTACCTATTGGCTCGTAAGTATTCCAAAATCTAATGCCATACGAAGTCATATAAAACTCGTTTTTTGTATATACTGACAATCGATCGACACTATATACCTTTTCAGTAACTTCACCATTTAAACTCTTTCGGTTCGCTTCATCTTTTAAATCTTCAATGTGAATCTCTAATCTATGTGCAATATAAAGCGATACTAAATATCTCCACTTAACTTCATCTCTTACGTTCCCATACAAGATATCATTGAGTGCTAAATATCTATACATCTCAAATGCCTTAAATAAAAATGAGTTTTCTTCATCTTCTAAGAATGGTTGAAATGCACTACCTACTACATAAAAGTCTTTTAATGTATATGAAGGTGGTGTATCATACTCTGACTGACTATCATCTACATCATCTAATACTGGATAATTGATAGTAACGGACATCAGAGAACCTACTGAAAATGGGTTTAAAAACTCTAAATGAAACTGATTTAACGTGCAATTAAGCAAAAAGGTATTGTAACCTTCTATTGGGTAATATGCCATACACTATTCTCCTTTTAATTTTTTATATATTTTTTATGTGTGTTTGTTGCCTTTTTCTTCTCGCTTTCTCTTTGCTTTTTAGTATTGATACCTCATTAGATAGAGATTTTTACACGATTACGATTGGGGGGGAGTGATAACCATATAGAATCTCTATCTAATCAAGTAGAGGACAATTAGATCTTGCCCTCAACTATGATTTGTTGTATTATAATCTAATATCTACTTTATGCTTATGCAGCAGTAAACTTAGCGTATAATGTAATATCTTTTTTCTCAGTAATCTTAGTGATTGGTTTAGTAAACTCAGCGTCTAAGAACCATCCATCAAATGTGTTGCTTGCTTTAGTTGCGTCTGCTAAAACGATATCTAAGTCGGTTGCAACAAATGTTGCTGGGTTTCCACTGTCGTTTGTTCCACCATCTAAATTATAAGTAACATTGTAAGTAGTTGCAAAGTTATCTAAATAATAAATTGATGTTGGGTAAATGAACATTGGAGTTGAAACGACTGCGATATGGTTTTGTCTATAACCAAATTCAGTTGGTGAAGGTAATAATGCACCACCTACAAGAGGCATTGTGATGTTCATTCTTAATACTTTTTCAGCATTACGGTAGAACACGATACGACCTTCTTCTGTTTCACCATTAGCAACGATACCTGCTGTTGTATAATCTTTAGTTGCATTTCTTGATAAGTATGGTAACTCTACGAAATTGAATCTACGACCAGTTCTTACTTGTAATTGTCTTTGAATGTAGTCAAGAATACTTGTGATAACACCAGCACCACTTGAAGCACCCACTGTTCCAACTACCGCTGGTTGAGTGAATCTTTCCCATAATTCAGTTGGGAATAAGATTGTGTCTGGAACGATTTCAGCAGCAAATCTATTTAGAACTACTAAGTAACTAATAATTCTTACAAAATAGTTAATAAAATCTTCTACATCCCAAGAGTTCCAATCACTTTCAGCAACTTCATAACCTACAACTTCAGTTGTATCTTGGTTTAATAAACCACCATAGAACTTATCACTTGCACTTGTAATTCCAGTAATACCTTCATTACCTAAGAACGCAAAGTAATCTAATTCTCTTTGGTATGATAATCTAAGTGTTTCTAACTTATAACCTAATAGGTCATATGCTACTTGGCTTGATTTCATCCAATCAACTTCACCAACGATTACGCCATATAAGAAAGCATATGCTGGAACGCTGATTTTTTCTGGTAAAGCGTCTGATACGTTTGCTTCATTAGTAGAACCACCAGCAAGACGCATTTTTGCCATAGCGAAGTTTAAACGCATAGCACTAACTGTTTCTACAAAACCGCCACCAATTCTAATAGGCATTAAACCTTGATGGAAGAATTGTGATAATGGTAAGTTTGGTGTTAAGTCAAATAACTCAAAACCACTTACTGCAAATTGGTTAGGTGCTGCGAAATCATCCGCAAACTTGATTAAACCTTTTTTACTATCTGTGATTGAGAAGATTTTGTCTTTCTTTGTATCTTCACTATCTAAGTAAAAGTCTGTCATGGTTTTTTGTGCAATTAAAGCACCTTCGTATGCTCTATCTACACTTAAACCCTCTCTAAATTGTGTTGTTACCTCAAATGCTGGTTTACCAGTCTTTGAATTAACTTCTCTAATTCTATCGAAATTTTTTCTCATATCTGTTCACCTCTCGTTAGCGTTGTGCAATAGCAACTGCTAATGCGTCTGATCTTGTTGGTGCAAATTCTTCATCAACAAATTTCCAACCTGTAATTGCGACTTTACCAGTTCCTGCTGAAGCATAAACTGTTCCAGCCACTGTTCCGCCAAGTCCATTACCTAAATATGCTTGCCCACCTGTTACAGCACTTGCTGTATCTTTAAATGGAACTACAATCTTACCATATTGAATATCTGCTAATAGCCAAATTGAATATGCTACATTATGCTTAGCACTATCAATCTTACCTTCGCCCACATCTGTGCCACCAACTACGTTTCTTTCAATTACTGCTAACATGTTAGGTAACGAAGTATCAGTAGTCTTAATTGGTCTAATTAGATAAGCACCTTTGCTATCTTTTACAACTGCAACAATTTCACCAAATCCAAATGTGTATGGTTCTTCCGCTGGGTCAAGTTGTGCTGGAACAGCGGCCTTAACTGCTAAGACACCATAGATTTGACCTGGAAAATGACCGTTTGCTTTTACAATTCCGTAACTTGAAGTGAATCCAAATTTATCTGCTTTTGCCATATGTCTTTATCTCCTTTTCTCTTTATCGAATGAAATCAGAAATTTCGTATTCTGATTTTTCTTTAATTAACTGTGCACGTTCTAATACAGAACCATTTGCTAATTTATTAAGGTTTCTTGGTGAGAATTCGTTGTAGATACCTTTAATAGCGTCATTAAATGCTTTACCAGTAAACTTAGGTAGCATTTCTTGTTTGTTTTGTTCATCTTTAATGTTCTTAGTTGGATCTACGTCATTAAAGATTGAATCTTCTTTTTTAGGTGTTTCCTTTGGTAAGATTGAACCAATGCCTGCTTCTACACATTCAGCGTCAAGTGCTTTCATTTGCAATTCATACGCTTCAGTGCCTTTTAGTGCTTGCAATTCTTTCATTCTTGCTAATGCACTATCAAGTGTAATTTTCATATTTATTTCTCCTTCTTTGTTTTCGTTTTCATCTTTATCTTTGTGAACTTCTTGTTCTTCAGTTTTTACTACTCTTTGAGTTTTTCCGTATTCGCTTTCAAACTCCTCTTTTGTGATTGTAGTTCTTTTTGAACTGTAATCGTCTTGGACTTTTTCTTCTTTGCTATCTTCAGTCTTATTAGCCTCTAAACCATCTTTGGTTTCTTTTTCTTCTTTTTCACTATCTTTAGTGTTTTCGTTTTCATCACTTTCTTTTTCGCTGTCTTTAGATTCCTTAGATTCTTTTTCTTTGTTTTCTTCATCTTCGGTTTCTTTTTCAGTGTCTTTCTTTTCTTCATCAGTGTCAGTGAGTTCAACTACGCTATCATCATTGAATGTGGCTGATTTTACACCTAATAGTCTTAGAATTTTTTGTCCTAATGTTAAACTTTCTTTTTCCACTAAGCCATACTCCTTTCTCGTAATGTTAGTGTGTTCGTCTGCGTGGTCCACAATCATTGCATTACCTGCACGACCTTTATTTACTAATGCAAGATGATTAACAATAATATTTGTTTGCTTCCAACCACCTTCGCCATTATCAACCACTTTTGATTGATAACCAAGAGATAACTCTCTCATTTCTTTGCTTAGGATTAAGTCAATAGCACGCTTGTCAGTAATCATAATATCACCAACAATGTTATCACCATCTCGTCTTGCATTTAGAATGTAGCCAATCTCATAGTCTTTTACGTTTTCGACATCTACAAAGTCCTCTGGGTGTGTCAACGTTACTGTCTTACCTTCAATAGATCTTAATGTGTCTGGGTGAAACACATCTTCTTCTTGTCTATCAATAGCGGTATCACCGTAATATTGAATTCCAGTCCTTCCCATGACAACATTGTAGCACCTTAGAAACCCATTCTCTAATTCCTCAATGTTATCTGATATCTTGGTTGTAAAATAAAACTCTTGAAGTTGACCGTCTTTAAATACAATTCGCACCATATCACCACCTTTCCTTTATTTTATTCTTTTTTTATTCATATTACAAATAATTTTGGTGTTTTTATTGTATTATGATTATTTATTATTATTTTTTATTACTTTTTTTATCGGAAATGGAGATTTTGGTTTCTTCTTTTTTGGTTCTCTTGTTGTTTCCACCCTCATCTTTGCCTTTTTCTCGTGATATGTCTTTTTGGTCTGGTTCATTTTTATTCAACGCTTCTGCTAACTTGATTTGTTTTGTATTGTATGTTTCAAAGTTTTCACTTTCACCATTTTTCTCAACAAATTCCATGTATTTTTGGTTTAACTCGTTTAGCATATCACTAATATTATCGGTTGAAGCAATTAACATTCTATGGTAAGACTGTTCATCAATAACTCCATCTCTCCATGCAATACTAATAATTTCAACTGCCAATTTAAGTGTCTTAGCCTTTTCTTCTTGTGTTTGTTTTTCAAGTGGTTTAAATGTAAAACTGTAATCTCCTAATCTCTTATTAAACTCACTCTTATAAATAATCGGTAGCAACTGCTCATACCATGTTCTTAGGTATCTCTCACACTTTTGCTCAATTACATAATCAAATGCATGTTCATCATCAGCCTCATATACGCCAAGAACCCTACTTGAAGGTGCTTCAATATCTGCTATAAGTTGTTTCTTATACTCTTTTAGCAACTCTGGTATGTGTTGAAACTGTGCATTAGCAAACGTGAAATCTTCATCTTCATTGATTAGAATCATCTCACCATAAGCAACAGCCAACTCTACACCATCAATTCTTTCAGCAACTTGTTCTTGAAACTTACTGCCTTGCATTGACGACTTAGCCAAATCACTTGCTTTATACACTGGCACATTAACTCGATCCATTAACTTACTAATTTGGTTTATCAAGTTTTCGTATCTTTGCATACTGAGTAACGCTTTTTCACCAATACTTGTTCCAAAGAATTGTTCTACCTTTTCTTCAATATATGATAACGGACTTGAATTATATATCAACAATCTACTTCTATGGACTATATAATGTGATGGTAAATTGCCTTTACCAATCTTCTTTAAGTCAGTGCCATACAAATCAGCGTTTAATGATACTCTATAAAACTGTGGTTTGCCTAACTCGGTAGAATCATATATACCTATATCTTCACCTAACTCATCTATATACGTTGAATAACCATCTACTTTACCATAGAAAGGTTGTATATTGTAAAGTCTTGTTAAGGGCTTTAAACCTAAGAAATCGCCCTTCTTCAACTCTTTAAATCTTAATGGTGTTCTTAAATCAGTGGGGTTTGTTTGCCCTTTAATAATAATTAAATTCGCTGACCCACCATGAAAATATCCTAAATAAAATTGCATATAAAGCGATTTATACAACTTTTGTCTTAGGTAATTTTGTAACTTAGACATTTCATCTACCATTTTAGACTTTTGTCCTAAGTTAAGGTCAATACCTCTTGACAAGATTTGATCTGCTTGCCAACTCGCTGCATTGATAAGATATCCTTTATTTCTTACCCAAGTATCAAGTGCAACTATATTCCAGGAGAACCCTCGTGTATTGAGATTATCACCAGTTCTTAACAAATTTGACGTGCTATTTAACACATCTCCTATGTCATCTTTAAATATCATAGCACCTGTAACTTCTTTAACTTTATCTAATACTTTATTAAACCGATCTCTATTAACTAATCTACTTTGATATAACGCAACATTGCTATCACTTGCTTTACTATCAATAACTTTAGTTTCTATAACGGTTTTTTCTTTCTTCGTAGAACTTGATAATATCATCTGGACCTCCTTGATTTATTCCAAATTGGTTTCTTCTCTTAAAAAATCTATCATTTACACCTCTTTGGTTGATTTTATTTTGTATCCTTGCTTGTAAACTACTTCTACTTTCTTTCTTTTTTTCAACAATTACGCCATCTTCTATTTGATTTAGCACTTCACCATTATTATCATACCAATAACCTGCACCACCTAATGCTGTTGATACAAGATATCTCATGGTATCACAAGCCTCATCATTCTTCTTAATGACTGGTGCGTCACCTGTCTTATCACTTGCTTCATCATACTCATAACTTTGAATCTGATCGACTGCAACTGGGCAATTATCAGCAGATACCTTAATTTTCTTTAATTGAAAACCTAAGTTTACTAATTCCAAACCTATCATTGAAGTATCTTGGCTATCAAAACCTCTTTGAGTATCTTTACCTTTTCTCAAATCATATCTCTTATCTGCTTTAACTGTGGTTATTTGTCGATTAGAGAAGTAATTTCTCAAGTGAAGGTTTGCTGTATCAATAATGGTTGTCGCCCTTTTCTTTCCTTGTTTCAGCAATCTAAGCCACTCATCATAAATCAAATCATCAGTAATTGTTGTATTTAATGATTGTGCATATTCTGGTGTTATGTGTGCTTCTCGTGTTTGAACAATCTCTCCGGTTTCAAAATTAACTTCGTAATCTCCTATATATGAAGCAATACCTGCACCAAAGTCAATAACTAAATATCTTTCAGTCTTTAACTTCTTAAATATCTCTACATCTCCAAGATAGATATTATCATCATCAAACGAACCCCATACTGCACTATCAATAGCCTTACGAATACCAAGTATTCTTTGTTGATGTCTTGATGTGCCTTTAACATAGCCTTGTTGTGCTTCTTCAATTTGTGCTTCAGTAAGTGTCTTATTGTCATATATCGTTAAGTGATAATATGAATAGTCAACGTTATTCTTTACGTTGTTTGGATTTGGATGTTCTTTTTCATAATAAACAACCTTTTTCCAAGAAAACTTACCAATCTCACTATCTTTAGGTATGCCTTGAAATATATCTCTAACAAGGACACCTCTTAATTGCTTCTCATAAGTAAATCTAATATGTTCTTCTAATTTGTTCCATTGAACTTGTGAGGCTTCATCTAATTTATTATAATCAGGCCTTTCTTTTGCTTTTAAGAAACCTTTTAATTGGTTTCTAATCTCACGTTTCATCTTCTTATACATGAGATCTTCAAAACCTTTATATCCTAAAACCTCTACTTCTTCACCTTTTAAACCTTCTAAAGTCATTGTATGATACTTAGACATTTCTTGAACGCTAAGTATATCATCAATCGTTTGATTAGTAGGTGTTCTTTTTGCTTCAAACTCTTTATAAAATGCAGCCATTGGTCCAACTGGGTTTTGTGTAACTACCATAACTGGTATCGGACTTGCAATCATACGTTCCAATGCTTCAGTAATACCTTTTAAATGTTGGTTAGTTCCTTCATTTACATAGGTTGCACCAATAGAGAAACCTTGATATTTCTTATAATCGGATTGATTAGCATTGCCATAAATCAATACTTTTTTCTCAATTCCTAAGTAATTCTTGTATCTATAAACTACTCTTTGTGCACCATCTATACTCTCTCTTGTTAGCCTTCCATGTGGTATCGTATAGAATATTCCAAAGCCATCACTATCAAATACTGTTCTAATAGCATGTTCTAATGAACTACCTAATACTAAGAATGTTGACGCTGGATGAATCATTATAAGTTCACTAAATAACGCAATACCTATAACGTCTTTACCACCACGAACGCCACCTTCAAACACATTTACTCTCGATAAACCTAAAACAATATTCTTATACGCTTGCTTAATCTTAGGTTCTATCGGTATGCCATTAACATCAAATGTGCCTGGTAAATAATTAGGAAACCCTCTTTCTTCAGGATTTAAACCTTCAATCTCACTAATTGTGAGTTGTTCTTCAAGTTTTCCTTCAATTTCTTTAAGTCTTTTGTTAATATTCTCGCTATTTTTAAATATGATGTTTGGGTTTAATCTTTGTTCTAAACCTTTAGGTGATAATATACGTTCCATATATCTTAATCACCATCATCTTCATCTAAATTTATACTACCACCTAAGAAACCAGCACCATCAGTAGAGGCTATCGCTTCTATAACTTCTCCACCACCATGCTTTCTTAAGTTGATTGTTGTTTCTTGTTTCTTAACTTTTAAACCTAAAACATCTATTGCCATCCTACGGTTTCTATCTCTCTCTTTAGAATCTTCAGCAAACAACGCTGAATTATATATTCCTGTCTTAACTAAATCTGCAATAGGTATTCCACCCATTTTTTCAATAAGCATTGAATGGAAGAATGATCCTAAACCGTTTTTATTAAAATAACTTATACCTTCTGCTCGTATAAGTCTATCTCGTTGTTTATCTAAAACTTCATATTTAATTTCATATTCAATTCTCGTATTACCTTGCTTATCGTAAACTTCTACTTCAACTTCTTTTGCTTCATATACTTTATCAAGTTCTTTCTCATCATACACACCAGAGCATATATAACTTTCTTCAATATCCATATACGTTTTTTTACCAGTGTATGGGCTAACATATTTGTTATCCATAAATAATGACATTAAAACCACAGCAAGTTTACCTTTTTCAGCCAAATCATTGGAAACGTAATTAACTATTGAATTTTCATGTCTTATATCTCCGTAAAGTTTTGTATCAGCAACGTATTCTTGTTGTTCTACAACTTCACGTTTTGGCATTTCCCATGCTATTTTCTTTTTTTCAGTCATTTTCTCACCCTCTATACTTATAAAATATACGTTTTATGCGAAAAATGCAACAAAATTATCAAAAATTATATAAAAAATAGCCTAAATTATAAGAAATTACACCAATTCTATAATTTTAAGCCATTTATTTAGTCGCAAGTAATCTATTATGTTTAGAATTATTATAAATAGCGTTGGTTTTTGGTTTAACATATACTTCATCACGATCAATAGCAATTCCAACACCACATGCTTGACATTTATAACCATCAAATGAAAAACCACCAATAGGTCTTGTGCTTACATATTCAAACACATCATGCCCACAGTTTTGACACGTTATAGAATCACTATGTTTACAACCACTATATTTTCGACATACAACCGAATTCAATTTTACCAATTCTTTAGATTGCATACTTCTCTAACAACTCCATCAATCTAAACACAAACTTTTTATCATCACTATATTTCTCAGCGAATGTCGTTTTACCATAACTATACGTCAACACATACACCGCTTTTAACTCATCAGTCAACTCGATACTCACTTTATATTCACTTACCATTGTATGCTTAAACACATTATCACACTGCTCTTTTAAATATACCATTTCTTTTTTCGTTCTCTCAGTCAATATCTTTGCCATCTATTATTCACACTCCTTAAACTCTAAACTCTGTTTTTTTTCAAGTTCATAATCATTATACCAAAACATACTTTAAAAGTCAATGACACTTTTAATGCTTGGTTTTAACATACGATTTTCATAGGCGAGGTAAAAGCCTCTTGTGTGTGTATGTGTTTATGTAAAACCCCCCACCCTCACTCCAAAACTGACAACCTTTCACCCTGTGGGGGGTGCTACATGGTACGATCGAATCAACAACAGAAGCACAAAAGCCTTGAAATGTCAAACATTATGTGAAATTATGGTATTTCATACAAACTATATACATATATCTATAAAATGGTAAAATATAACTATAAAAAAGAAAACAAAAGGAGATCAAAAAATGAAAACAACGACAAGAGAAAAGTATATTAGAACGGATGATATCTATTATGATGGTATAGAATGGGGCACAAGAATAGGATCAATTCAATTTGTATGGATCGACAACGATACAAAAATAGAAGTGTATCATAACGGTGAATTGATTCACACATCAAAAAGCACACATATTCATGAAATAGTAAATATTAGACTATTAGTAAACAAGAAGATCAGCGACTTCTTAAAAGGCATTTAATCATTGTTAAGGTATCAGAGCATAAGCCCTGGTATCTTATAGAGTGATTAAACTCTAAAAAATAAAAAGAAAAGGGAGATTCAAAAATGAAAGATCAAGAAAGAATGAAAGAGATTTTAAAAGATTATTTACAAGGGTTAAGTGA